GACTTCGGTTACACCACCGGAGACTTGACCAGAGCAAACCAAGTCCTGTTGGTCTGGTCCTACATCATACAACTTCATCTTTGCCCTATTGATTCCTATCACGAACTTGCGGTTGACTGCGGTTTCGTTGTACCTATTCTTCAACTGCTTCACCATAACTTGGTTCATAGTATCTAGTTCTTCTGTCGCTATCACCGCGAACATAAAGTCGGCTGTGGCTGGAAGTCCGAACGATTCGGATGTGTCCTCTAGTCCCACATCTGTGCTAGTGAACCCGGTTCGGTTGGTCTGGGTTGCAGAGAAGATTGGAACATCATACTCCACAGCGAACCCCCGTAGTTCCTCTGCGATTGCCTTGACGTACATATAAGAGTTCACGTTGGCACCGTTCTTGTACCTCGCTGCTGCACAGATGTTGAGGTAGTCCACGAAGATGATGTCAGGAATGAAATTCTTCTTGAGTTTTAGTTCCTCCATCAACGCTCGGAAGTGGTTGACGTTTGCTGTTGCTGTGGGGTATTCCTTGACAATCAACTTCCCCGATATCCCATTGGACACCCGTGCGATCTTCTTGTCGTAAGCGTTCTTCGGAAGTGCCTTGAGTTCGTCCATCGTAACATCCATCAGGTTTGCATCGATTCGTTCTGCGATCCGTTCCTCTGCCATCTCGCAGGTGATGTACAGGACGTTCTTGCTTTGGGACAGACAGTTCGCTGCGTGGTGGCACATAAACAGAGACTTGCCTACGCCAGTTCCCGCCATCACGATACTGAGAGTCTTGGACGGGATGCCCCCACTGGTGATCTTGTTGAAGAAGTCTAGATCAAAAGAGATCTTGTCTTCCTTCTTGTGGTAAAAGTCAAATCGCTCTTCGGCATCCTCGATGTAGTCGTGACCCACACTGACATCAAACGAAACCGATAGGGCATCCTGTAGAAGTTTCGGTAGATGATTCTTGCTGGTCTTCGACTTCCCATCAATAATGGAAATGCTCTCAAGGATGGCGTTATAGATTGAACGATCCTTACACCACTGCTCAGTCGTGTCCAGCAACCATTTTGGGTCAGACGATTCTTCCTCGTCCATTATCCCCACGATGGTTTCCTTGCATTCATTGTACTCGGATTCGGTGAGAGATCCCATCTCCTCCAGTCCAATCATCAATGCTTCTTTAGTTGGTAGGTTGTTGTACTTCCCTACGAAAGATTCAATCTGCGAGAACACTCGTCGTTCGGAACGATCCGAGAAATAATCATCCTTTAGGAATGGTAAGACCCGGCGGGTGTACTCATCATCCCTTACCAGATTGGCTAGTATTGTTTGTTCGATTCGTTCCAAAATTGCGTACCTCTTCTGCGTTATTCTCAATGATGTCCGTAAGCACTCGTCCCATCAAGTCTGTGAGGGTCTGATCTTGGGCGACTGAGTTGGGGTTATCGATAATGTCGTAGGTGAAGTTGACCGATGGGTTGTCGGTATCCTTCGAGAACGAAACCATCCCATAGGAGTACACTAGATCCTTATAGTGTCCCTCGGTGATATGAATCGCTCCATATTCATTGTTCGGGTTCTGTGTGTACTGGTACTTCGGTGCTTGTGCTTCCATACTTGAACTCATTTGATGCTGCCTCTTCTAATTGGGTTAGAATCTCTTCGGTAAAATACTTCTCAGGGTTTTCATACATATGCTTCTCATATACCTTACGACCATCAGGGAGTTGTACGCGCGGGCCTGCCTTCTCGAACACACCCTGTCGGATTCCAAGATCGACCAGACCGTAGTACTTGTCGAGTCCCCTGTCGTAATGGAGTTTGACTTCGACCGACTTGTTTTCTCGCGTGAGTCTTCCTTTGAACAACTTACACTTGATGATGTTGCCCACGATGTCAGTCCCTTCCTTATCCTTTTTCTTCGACAAGTAGACAATGGTGGAAGCGGCGTACTTGAGTCCGCTTCCACCACCCATTTCTCTCATTGGGACGTAAGCACCCACGACTGCGTATGTGTGGTTTGTCATAATTAGAGGAATGTGTGCCTTTCCTAACTTGAGGGTGAGAACTCGGAATGTTGACTTCACCGCTTGTGCGCGAGTCATATCCCTAACCTGCTTGTCATCTGCGGTGTCGGTCATCTCCTTCGTGGTACTGAGCATTCCCAATGAGTCGAGGACGATGATCATTGGCTTGCGATCCTTCTCGGGCATCTCCAGAACCTTGTCTACAATCTGGATGCATTGATGCCGGAACTCTTCGACGGTTGAGATGGGGAACACTGCTACCCGTGCAGGATCGATGCCACGTTCTCGGATCATATCGGAAGTGACCGCTGCCTCTGAGTCGAAGTAGAGAACCACTCCTTCGTTGTTCTGTTGTAGGAACTCTGAGCAGATGCCCAACGCGAAGTAAGTCTTGCCTGTGGCTGACTCTCCCGCGAGTGCGATGATCTTGTTGTCTGCAATGCCCCCATATAGAGAACCAGACAAAAGACCGTTGAGGATGAGACTGCCAGTGTCTACGAACCCAGTGACATCGCTGCCCTCGACTCCATCTGACACGATGCTGGCGTATTCATTCCCCGAATCTTTGATGATCGAATTGAGAAAACTCATTATTTGTACCTCTGTTGTTCTACCCGAACAACCCTTCTAGTGTGCTGACCTCTTCGTGGTTCCAACCGATGGAATCTAGGATTGTCTTGAGGGGGTCAACGAATGCCTTCTCAAACTGCAAGTCGTAGTCAACGTATTCATCCAGTTCAAGTTCCCGTGGGAGTGTGTTGGGGAATGCGATGACCTTCTCCTTGAGCGGGTTAGGCATCTTTAGATATGCGAACTTCACCTTGTCACCACTCACGATCTTGGTGTACTTCTTATTTAGTCCTCGGTCCTTGATCTGTCTATTATAGATCAAGGATCCTTTCACGGCGATTGGGCAACCCGATCCATATATGGTGGTGGGGTCGCTGTACTTGTCTAGGTTACGAACGCTGCGAGGAAACGACACTGCCTCTGGTGGGAGAGAGTAGAATCTTTCCTTTGCTGCGTCGATGAATTGGATGATCGTATCCTCGTCGGTGTTGATGATGAGCCGGATCGCCTCCTTGAGTTCCTTGCGTACTACCTCTGGGGTGCTGGACCGAACAGTCTCAATACCCATCACCTTGATGTAGGGTTCTGCGAACCGGACACCCTCGCTGTCTAGGACGTTGAGGATGTACCTCTTCTTGGCAGTCCAGATGCCCTTGTCCGCGATGACCTCCCGACCCATTTGCATCTTCTGCTGGTAAGCATTCATAAATCCCGCGAGTTTTGTGTATGACTTGTCGATGATCGGTTGGACGATCTCTTCGCAGGATTTGTCGAGGAAGTCCACCACCTCCTGCTTGGAAGCATCGGGAACCATCTTGTCCACAAGAGTCCCAAGGCGAAGATAAACAGAATCTGTATCAATAGCGACAACATAATCATAATCCTCTGTTCCTAGTATCTTACCAAAGAACCCGTTCAGTTCTTTCTCGATCCACCGGATGCTAAGTTGCCCAGACGTTGTAATTGCCTCTGCCATATCTACATCGTAGTAGCGGAAGTACTGGTTCCCGATTGCACCGTAGGCTGAGTTGAGTTGTACCTTACGAACGAGTTGTTGGTTCTTATACTTGGCAATCTCATTCTCGATGAACTTCCCGGTCCCCTCGTCTTGTTGTCTCTGCTGGCATTCGAGCATCTTCTTCTTGGCGGAACTCCGTTCGACGTATAGTTTCTCCATCAGCGATGGAAGGAATCCCATATGCTTTCGTGTGAAGCAGATGCCATTGGCGCAGACAGAGTAGTCCATCCCTGTTAGTGCTTCGATCTTGTCCTCGCACTCTCCACTCAATATCCTATACACACCCACACCAAAACGGGAATCCTTACTTGTATCGATCTTGGTTTCGGGTGAGATGTTATATTGCATAATAAGATGTGGGTATAGACTGTTTAGGTCGAACGACACTACCCAGTCATGCATCCCGGTCTGTGGTTCTTTTACGAAAGCACCCTCGTACCGTTCCATCTTTCGTCCACCCTTGCGAGGTGGGATTGCGATGTTGTGTTCGGTGAGGTAGTTGTAAATGATCGCGTCCCACATCTTGACTTGTCCGAACACATCGAGGAAGTTGACCTTTGCAGAGTAGGCAAGCGAGATCGCCAGTTCAACCAGACGCATCTTCTCCTCCAGACGATGCACCAACTCTACGTCCTTGACGTTGTACTCCATAAACTTCTGGAAGTCATTCTTATGAAACTCGTTGATGTTCTCGTACTCGTCATACGACATCTTCCGCTCACCTAGTTCGACGTAAGCGATGTGGTCCAGTCGGTAACTCTCTTGGTTCTCGTAGGTGAACGTCTGGTACAAGTCCAGATAGTCTAGTACCTCGATGCCGTACAGAAGGACGGTCACATAATCCCGGTTCATCTTCTTGACCTTGCGATCCTTCGTGACCTTCCACGGACTCAGACGCTTGGCATCCTTCTCACCCAATAGGTACACGATCCTGTTGTGTAGATATGGGATGTCGAAAAACCTCACGTTCCATCCGGTCACAATGTCCGGGTCTAGTTCGTGCCAGAAGTCTAGAAAGGAGTTGAGTAGGTCTTCCTCATTCTCATAGGAGTAACACTCCTGCCCATCGATAGAGAATTCCCCAAGGCCAAAAGACCAGACATCATCATTTACTCGGATCGTAATGGCAATAATCTTCTCAGTAGGGTTGTCTGAGTTGGGGAACCCTCTCTCGGAGGTTGTCTCGATATCGATGGTTGCTACCTTGATGTGCTTGCTGTCGTACTCTACCTCACCCGGAAATGCTTCCGCAAGGAATTGGTACTCAGCATCAATGTCCCCGTAGATACGGAACCCCGACACACCCTTATAGTCTTGAATGAACTCCCGAGTGTCATGGATCGATCCCGGTTTGATCTTGTCTAGGTATACACCGTCGAGCGATCTCCATTCGCTTTTACCCTTAGATGGGACGAACAGAGTCGGGTTATAGTCCACCCGGAACTGCTTTCGTTTTCCATTGTTTTCATATCCACGATAGAGGATCTTGTTGCCTCTCACGCATACATTGGTGTAGAACCGTTGTGTCATTGATCAGATAGTTCCGGCGGGGAATAGTTCCATTTGTTCGATACGATCATTGTGTTCATTATACCCTGGCTCTTCGATGTTGTGAACCCCATAATTATCATCAGTGTCGGCTAATGCTTTCGATTTCTTGTTATTGAGGAAGGCGGAGAAGAGGACCAGATAATTGATGAGGTCGATGATGGAGTCCTCTACTCCTTCGTCCTTCACAAGCAGAACGCCATTGTTGGTGAACGTGACGAGTCGAGAAATCTTGTCTGTGATCCGTACCAAGAACGCCTGCTCCGTAGAGCAGATACCCATTTGCTCTGATCGCTGGAAGTTCATCCAAGGAGTATCTCCCTTGCTCCCAGCATAGTCGTGATTCTTGACTGCCATCAAATCCCGTGCGGTTTTACAGAGATCCTTGTGGTGGTTTAGTAGGTCTTTGGTGC